TTTCGTAATAACCCGCGTCTTTGAATTCGCCTTCCGGTGTTTTTAAAAGGACGAGTTTGTTTGCTGTTGCGCGAATCTGCTCTTGAATTTCTTTGTTTTTAATGATTTTATAAGGCGATTCTGTAGTGGCGAAATATCCATAATGTGTAAGGGGGACAACCCGGTGTTCGGTAGATGCCAAATATACCTTCTTTGTGACAGACTTATCTCGGTTTTCAATCCATTCAGCAAACCCAATAGGATTATCAATCGTAGCCGAAAGCATTACCATTTGGATATGTAGAGGAAGCATCAAAATAGTTTGCTCCCATGTTTGACCCCTATCTGCGTCATTTATATAATGTACCTCGTCGAAAATAACCGCGCCCAATTGAGTATCGATATCCATTTGGAAAGAAAGTTCTCCTTTACCATTATTATCTTTTTGAAAAAGCGTATTCATCAATATTTCTGTTGTCATAATGAGAACCTGTGCCGTAGGATTCGTTTTGATATCTCCCGTTAATAATCCAAACGAAATATGCGGATATTTTCGAGTGAATTCGTAGAATTTTTGATTACTTAAAGCTTTTATAGGACTTGTATAAATAACACGTTTGCCCTGATTGGTTAGATGTTGAATAGCAAATTCGGCGGGCAACGTTTTCCCCGAACCCGTATGTGCAGTAACTAATACATGATGACCCTTTATGACAGCTTCAATAGCATATTTTTGGAAATCAGATAGGGGATACGGATAGACCGGAATGTCTTCTGGAAAGTTTTCGATATCGCCTTCATAGGATTTGTCACAAAGGAATACCATTAGGATTGAATTGGTGGGGTCTATATACTTGATGAAATTGTGTTTATATGATTTACGATAATATAATATCCGGATGCGGGGTTAGATTATCTTTAGGAATTTTTACCGAAATTCGGTAAATAATTTCATAAAATCGATTTAAAGAAAATATGAATATAATATATATATGTCTAAGATGCCTACCTATACTTGCGAAAAATGTGCCCGAGTCTTCAAACAGAAGAGTGGTTACGATGACCATAAAACAAAGAAAAACGACTGTTCAAAAACGACTGTATTAAATACGGTGATTGAGAACAAAGTCATCGAGACGGTTAGAGAAGTAATTCGTGCTACACAAACACTTCCTGAGGTAACAACGGAAAATATGCCGACATTCTTTGAGGCTTTACATAATCTTTTATGGAATAAGGCAGGATTGAATCCAGAAGGTGCTTTGATACATATGATATTCTTCTTTGCTTATAGATTGATAGAGCAACAGGCAGATATTATAGGATTACCACAAGAATGCCGATGGTCTTATCTTGTGAGTTTGAAAAACGAAAATGATTTGTTTGAGACAATCAAAAATGGAGTGACTGCTTTTCGTCGAAATCCGGCAACAAAACCTTTCTTCAAACCACACGAGATTCAGAAAGCGGATGTTGTTTTTGAAATCGTCCAGCAAATAAATCGTATCTCTATACATACTTTACAAAATACAGATACACTTGGAGATATTTTTGAATATATGCTTGGTAGAGGTATGAGCACTATGGCAGATGAGGGTCAATATTTTACTAGTCGTATGATTTGTAAATTGGCTTTCAAATTGGCGTTTGAAATTAAAGGGACATTACGCCGACCCGATGGTTCTCTCTCTACATTTGCTGATTGGTTTTGTGGAACCGGCGGATTTCCAGCGGAATATGTCAAAGGCGTTCGTGCGAATCTTTCAGATGTAGATTGGAGAACAGATTCAAAGGGGATTTATTGCCAAGATATGAATTTGAGTAGTGTGACAACTACACTATTGAATATGTTAATTCTTACGGGAATCCCTTTCAGTAATGATACTATTCGTGGTTCAAATTCATTCACAGACCCTATTACAAAAGGGGTTGGTGCGTCTTTTCCAGGACTAGCAATCGATTATTGCTTTATGAATCCTCCATACGGTGGTGACAAGACCAAAGGAAAAGAATACAAATTCGCATATTCAAAAGTTCTCAAAGCAGATGACGGAACAAAGTCAAAAAGATATTGTGTGAATGAAGATATTCAAAGTATCGGTATCGAAGACGATGACAAAGTATCTGCTGGAGTTCAATTGGGAATGGCAACATTATCAAATGATGGCGGTGTTTGCTGTATTGTTCTCCCTCAAGGATTCTTCTTTGGTGCTTCAAAGAAGGGAGTGGAACTTCGCAAAAAGATAGCGGAGGAATATAAAATCCACTATATAGTTGATATTGCGTCAGGTTCATTTACAAATACAGCAACAAAAACGTCGATGATAGTTTTTCAAAACGGTGTAGGTGCTACAGAAAAAGTGCGGTTTATTGGATTAGACGAAACCGTTCTAGTAGAAACTAGTCTGGAAGGATTGAGAGAGAAAAACTATTCACTCAACTATAAACAATATCTCCCACAAACGGTTTCTGTGGTTGAAGGATTCGAGATGGTGAAATTAGGGGATATTATTCAAAAAGTAAAAAGTGGTAAAACAAATAGTACTGAAATATCAAATAATGGAGATTACGACTTCTATGGATGTACTGCGAAAGTTCCAACTGGTCGTCATAATACATTTGATTTTGAAGGCGACGAATATTTACTATTTGCCAAAAGTGGTGGAAATGCTAAAACAAAAGTTGGCGATAATCTTGGAATTGGTAAGTTTCATTATGTACGCGGTAAATCCGCAGGAAATATAGCGGTATTTCAATACAAAATTCGCGATGAATCCAAATTGTTATATCGCTATTTATATTATATTCTTCGAGTTCATCTACCCGAAATACAAGGATTAGCCGATTATACAACTGGAAATGGGAATATAAATATTGAATTAATGTATTCGCAGATTATTCTACCTATTCCTTCACTCGAACATCAACAATACATCGTCGAAGCAATCGACGGTTGGACGCAACTCGCTGAATTAGAAGAAACCTCGCTCAAACTTCTAGAAAAACAAGTTATGTTCGAAGTGAAAGAAATGGGACGCGGACAACCAACCACGAAATTAAATAATATTTTAAAATCTGTAAAAGGAAAAAGATTTCCTGTCGGGGAAGGAAAGGACTCCGGAAAATATCCTCTTCTACGGAGTTCAAAAGATGGGAAGGTAAAATGGATGGATACATATGAATACGAAGGACCATATATTACAGTTGGAAATGGAGGTGTCGCTAATTTCAGTTTTATTGAAAAATTTAACGCTTCTACACATACAATTGTATACGACGTTTCTGAAGATTGTAATAAACAATATGTGTATTATAATATCCTGAATATGCGCGATAAAATAAATGAATTATGTTTCCAAGGAACTGGTCTTGAGAATTTAAATATGGCTATGTTTATGGATTTAGAAATACCAACACCTCTTCTTGCCATCCAACAAACCCTCCAACCAGAATTCGACGAAATTCGGCATAAGCATCAAAAAATATCGATATACAAAACCAAAGCTCAAGAAGCTATCCGGCGACTCATCCCAGGGGCTTAATTACCACACAAATTCCTCTTCTACTCCAAATTCTTTATCCCAATTCGTATAATCTTCATACAATTCACTCGGATTTTCTGGCAAATCCGCATATTTTTTTTCTTTGTATTGTGCCCAAGTGAAAATTCCTCGCTCTTTACACGCCAAAATCCATTCGGTTTTTGATTTCGGAAAAGTCTCAATATTCACTCCTAAAAAGCTATACCAAGAAACCCAATTATCCTTGAAATATGATTTCGGGTCATCTATAAATTTCACATGTTCTTCAGAACGCGCGAAGTATTCCTCTCTTGATAGTATACAAAGGTCTCTATTCAATCCACGAACCACCTCATATTTTTCTTTATGACTACCTCGTTCGAACTCCTTTCGAATATACATTTGTTGTATACGCCGAACGGTTTCGTCCAAATCATAAATACGACCTCCCATCTCTACTGTCCCAAAGAAGGTTTCAACGGTACGTCGTATTTTATCGGTAGACGAGGATGATTTGGCACCAATAAAATGCATCACTTGCAAAAGAACCATATCAAATACATCATCCTCTGTGACACCTTCATCGCTTGGTCTCACTATGACACACCAACCCTCCTTCCCATCATAATCCATGCGCAACGCACGACCAGCAACTTGTAAGAGAATATGAGTTCCTATAGTATTTCCCATTAAAATCTGTGTCATTTCTAGTCCGTATATATCAGAACCTTCACGATATCTTTCACACGCAAAGAGAATACGAATCGTTCCATCTGCCGTGTCTTTCAAAAACGAATCGTCTGATTTGTATTCCTTTGTTTCAATCGCGGAATATATAATTGCGTCGGGAATGTTTTTGTTGGCAATCGCTAGAGCCATCAGAACCTCTTGAATAAGAGGCAAATACACGATAATTTTGCCCCCCTTCCAGAGCCCCTTTTCTTTTTTGTCTAAAATCGATTGATTGATAATACCCATAAATGACGCGATGATAGACTGTCTATTGATATTATTTGGTAAAACATGAACACAAAATCGGGGTTGAGCAATCCAACCTTCTGCCACGGCCTCCTCAATACTACACGTATGAAGAATAGGAAGAGGTGTACCGAACAATTCAGATAATTTTTTATTTTGGATTTCAGAAGAAGTTTCGGGAGTAGCCGATGTACCTGTCAAAAAGGGTATATTGGATGATTGAATATTCTGAAAAAGTTCTTCGCCGGTGATTCGATGAACCTCGTCATAATGACAATGTGTGAGGCCTTGTAGTAATGTATCCCAAACTGATTTCTCTGTAAGTGATGCGTGTGTTACGGTAACTATATAGTCTTTGTCTGTTGGTATTACAGCGGTTGATAATCGTGCGTTATGTCCTTCGATTACTTCAATCCCCCATTTAGACAATTTGCGAATATGTTCGATAATGGTATCTAGAATGTCATTCTTGGGGGAAATCAAACAGCCGCGAAAAATTCGCCCATTTTTTTTAGTTTTGATAAATGATAATACAAAAAGCATCATCATCGCGATTGTCTTTCCCGTTCCAGTTGGCCATTGAACGATACCTTTGTAAGAATCATTTTCATTACATATACTTTCCCATATATCCCACAACTCCATTTGGATTCTCCTTGGTGTTGAACCTATAGGTAAAAATGTATCAAAGAATTGTTGTTTTGTGTTCTCCTCATTTTCGAAAAAATCGCTTTGTATTTTGGAAAACTCGATTTCCTCTTGGAATTCTTCTTCCTCTTGTTTTGTTCTCTTTTTTCGTTCCGATTGAATATGTATATTCGTTATTTCTTGTTCTGTCAATCTACAAATAACAAATGGTTGATTACGAAGGAATGAATCCACTTCATCAATTGTAACCGAGAACCATTCTGTATATTTGCCAGTTTCCGTTCTCTTTTGTCTTACAGAACGAAAATGATTATGTAATTTACGCTCCAATCGCAAAAGTTCTTTTTTTGTTTTGGCAGAAACTCTCCATATTCCATCGTATCTCTTTTCTAACTCTATTCCTAGAGGGTCTCCTGTATTATAGGTGCAGAGACGATGAACTGGATGTATGGTACATCCTAGTTTTTTAAATCCATATCTGTCGATATAGGAAGAAGAAACGCAATAAAGAAAGGCATAAATCATTTGGAATAGAATATACTATCAGTAATATATTCTATTTATTCATTCAATTTTATTTTAGAGAAGGTATCTCCCAACGTTTTTCAAAAAGACGAGCAAATGCTTGATAACTAGGAAAACAGCCAATATGTGGCTGATGTATACCACAAGGGTCATCATAAAAAACGGTTTCAATCGAGAATTTTTTCGCTATTTCCGCCGAAGGAAGTTTGTCGTTTCTTAATTTGAAATAAAAACAAAAATAAATATCTTCATTCGATAAAAATCTTTCCCCCATCGGTGTTTGTGCTAGTCGAGGACATTGTTGTGTAATCATAAGACTCTTCCAAACATTACGTAAAGAAAGCCCTCCATTTCCTACATCAATAAGACCTAACCAAGTTACACACCAAGGCGCACCTACATAATCATATTCCAAAAAATCATCCACCGTATCTTTTAATAAAACCGTATCGAGTTGAAAAATAAGCGAATGATGACAACCTAGATTCATCAAAATACGCCAGAAATTGGGTTGGCACAACATATTACTATATTCGGTAGCTGATAAATTGGCCGCTTCTAATTCAATATAATTCACATTCGGCCATCCTGCCAATCCATCCCTAATAAATTGTTTATTATCTCTACCGTGAAAAATAACAAGACCCCATCCTTTATGTTGTAATAAATACATAAAATTCTTTATGACAAGTATGAATCTAGGATGAGAACGCGTTTCTACGATGACACATAATTTTCGCGTATTATTCGTAATACTTTGAAAATACTCGGGACCTAAATCAAATTGGGTTTGATAATCTATCCATTCTTGCGTATCCATTTTATATATAAATTGAGTTGTTTCTATATTGTCATAAAGGAATATATTTATGACAATTATGGGCGCCCTAACGATATTTACGGTTAAATCTAGTTCTAGATTTGACGCTTTTCTTCAATTGATAACATTTGGAGTTGGCACATTTGCGCGTTCCCTTAGGGCATCTCTCTTTTCTAGAAGTGCTACGTTTTGAAACGCATAATTTGCTTACACCGCAACGACGTGTCCCTTTAGAGCAATACGGTTTGTATCCCATCCTATATATGACATAAAGAAAAAATATCATAAAGAGAATACAAGAATTTAACTAAATGGACAAAAGTCTAAAACTTTTGGGGATTTTTCATACAATTCATGGACCTCTTCTTATTTTATTTCCATTTGTATATGAAAAATACATTTTTGATTTATTATATTTGAATTATTTTTTTATATTGATGTTCTCATATACGATATTAAACCAAGAATATCCTATTTCGTTTCTAGCAAAATATATAGAAAACCCAAATTTTATTCCAGGAACTCGTCTAAATTATTTTCCTGAAATGACGGGAATATATTCTCAACCAACACAATTATTTATGTCAATTTCTATTGGATATGCTTTTTCTGTTTTATATGTCATCCATAGATTACATGTTCCATATCAACTCTTGTTATTTCCAGCGACATCGATTATTTTTTATTTGGGATTTCCGGTGGAAACGAGAGAACGTAGCGATTTTTTAATTTATCAAGAAATAGTAAAACATATCATGATGATTTCCATATTCTTTACTACAAACGCAATTTTTGCTATCAATTGAAAATAGTGTCTAAATGTTTCAATAAATTCAGTCGTTCTCTTACAACCGTTTGGTCAATTTGCCTTTTGTATTGTTTCGCATGATACAAAATGTCTTTTATTAATTCCATATCTTTTTCTACATCTCCAGAAAGAGTGATAGTATATTCTGGAAAAAGGGGGTTTTTACAACCCAAATAAATAGGCGTTGTTCCCCATAAAACCGTATTCGTATATTTTTCGCTTGTATATGATTCTGTTTGAAAGTTCTCAATACAAATATGAAAATGATATGCTTCGTGGGGTGCGTCATCATTATCGAATTTCCCTTTCAATCTGGGGTCCCAACATCCTTGGTAATATGGACACCCCCTTCCATAAATATCAATATTCAAATCCGTTGCTAAAATAGCACGAACTAAATCGTGTCTGTAGATATGTCCAGGTGCTTCCTTTTTCTGACTTACCATAATCGACATTAATTTATTTTTTACAGGTTCTCTTCGAGGTGGCGTCAAATGCCACATAAAAGCATATCCGTTCATAAAAGGTGGGTTTGGTAAATTGTGTGTATCACCAATAAAATATTTCCCTACGTTTTTAATAGCATATTCTATAAAGGGTTGCGACAATCCCAAAAATTGGGGGGGTTCAAATGCCAAACCAACTACGTTTTCCTTTGGGATTCCCTCTTTGAGAACTGGCATAGGACAATTCATTAAAAAAACGTGTGTATAACTATCATCCGTTACAATATAAACCTCTTTATCTGGCCCATAGTTCTCCATCAAATCCGTTTGACAAAGTCTCTCATAAACCGATTTACAATTCGCAGAATCACAAAATCCCGAAAAAAAGCGGATTCTATACCGAGGCTCTCTATGTCTCTTCAATAATTGCGGAACAAGATTCCCGTTCCCTTTTGCGTTAAACGCCGAACCCGAATGAATCCTATGTTTTACTAACAAGTCCGGACAGTTATAAAACCGCTTGTTCTGCTTACGTAATCGCAACCACAAATCGTAATCTTCTACACCATTATATTCACCATTCCACCAACACAATTCCTTCTTTATGACAGTACTGCTATTTATTATAGGATTCACCTGAAAAAAATCCACGCGACTAATATCCCCAAGAGGAATAGCTGGTGACCCGCCGTGTTTTCCAAAATACATACATTGTGTTCCAACTACATCATATCCCTGGTTTATCCATGGTAATTGGTTTTCTAACTTAGTAGAATGCCATATATCATCAGCGTCTAATAAAGCGATATATTTATAATTAGCGTGTTTCACCATTTCATTCAGGGCTGCCGATTTGCCTTTTTCGGGGAGGTCATAAAGGTCCATTATGCGAATATTGTCTATCGACCCATATTTTGATTGGACTTGTTGGAAGATAGCGGAATTGGGCGGATGTCCATTCACGCCAATAATGATTTCCCACGCGGGGAATGTTTGCGAACGAACCGATTCGACGGCTTCTTCTAGGTATTCAACGCCATTATAGAGGGGTATCAGAACAGTAATCATAAAGGATATATATGATTACTATGATTCGATGTTTTTATTTTGTATTTTTATATATAATAATATGTAGTTAGTAAATTATGATAAAATATACAAAATTTCAACTATAGATATGTATAACATAAGATCTATTAGTGTATTTTATTTTGTTTTGTTTTAGTTTTTCGTTTTTGTTTTTGTTTTTTAATACTTTTATGTTTTACTCTTAACCCTCCTTTATGTCCTGAGTCACATACTAATCCATCACATTTTGTTTCTGCTTTTATTTTATTATAAATATATTTTCGAGCTTCTTCAGTATCTATTCTTACAATTTTTATACGATCTCTATCTTGTTGAAGTATTGCTAAATATATCATTCTTGGTGGAATAGCATATTTAAATAAAATTCTTCCCCCACGTTCTAGTGGTCTATCAAATTGGGTTTCAACAAACCCTCCATCTTCTTCTGGTACTAATTCTAATAATTCAGACTTTTTAAATAATAATATAATGCCAGTATGCCCAACAAATGTTGTTAAAAACATATCTAAAGCTTTTATAGAACGTTCATCTATTAATATACCTTTTAATATTTCATAATTGTCTCGAATCATCTGTATTATATATCCAGGACCTTCGCCATTAATTCTCATCGTATTTGCGTATTCACTTGCTTGTGTATAATCATTTGTTAAAGATATATCTATTTCCTTAGTTTTTCGAATATTTTCTTGTCTTTTAATAAATTCATTAATAAAATTTTTAGAAAAGCCAACTCTTTTTTCTCGTGGTATTAATCGATAATACATTAATAATTTTTGATATAATCCATCCGGATACATACCAGTTAATCCGTCCTGCTTTATATAATCAAAATAAAGCGAGGATGTTCCATGATATACAGTTGTATAGTCAGAAATATTCACAAAAGCCATAACATTATACATTATAATTAGATATTTTACGCCAATAATTTTTGAAACATAAACCAATTGTCAAATGTTTCGGATTCATATCGATGAAGTTTGAATCTATCATTATTGGATAATATACAATCGATAATAATCATTTGGTCGTCTTTCACTAAGTAATGATGTTCAAAATAAAGTCGCAATCGGGTTTCAAATGTATCAACCCACCAATCTAAGTTCTCGCAAGTTGTCAAAAAGAAGCCACCAGCAATAGATAATTGATTCGGTGGAATAGGCGTTTCTGGTAATCCAAACTCATTTTTGGCTTTCACTATTTTAATCAGCGGCATAATAAATGTATTCACTAAGGCATAATGGATTTTCGTGCGATTTAATTCGGCTATTTTTTCTGGATTTGGCCAATTCGCCAACTCTTCCATCGTCATCGGTGTATATCTCGGGTCTAATGAATATGGGCGAAAATACCCAATATCGCACCAACCATACCATATATTATCGTCCATAGAAAAAAGGTTCTCTCGTCTGGTTTGTTCAACAAACCGAGTTTTTTCACACCATAACATATTGACTTCCCAAGTGGTTCGAGTATTGATAGAGGTATTATACGCGTGATTCCGTATCCATTCGTCTTTGTATCGATAATAATAAAAATCTTCGATTTCTTTCAAAACAATTTTGATTCGCGGGTTCTCCGCATATTGATTTATAATGGGATAACTCTCTTTATTTGTATAAATGACCAAATAATAATTATTCACATTCGATAACATATAATGAATCCAAGAATGATATAATCCCTTGTCATATTTTGATTTTAAACAATACCAACAAGTAGAGAACACAACAGACATATATTATCATAAAGGAATAATATTTATGTCATATCTACAAAAACAGTATTATCAATTTCGAAAATATTGGTTTTTATGGCCTCCGATAAACAAAACCCGATAATATAATCTTCGAAATAATGTGCGTCAATTTCTTCTTTTTTATGAATCAATTCTTCTATGGCTGTTCGAGAGACAATATAGAACCGGCCATTACAATAAACGTTTTTTATAAGATAAACGGTGCGCGGTAATTCGGGATGATATTCCCAATATCCGGAGAACCCTTCTTCCTCTATTTTACAAATATGTCCACCATAGTGAATATAGGCGGGGTCTAATCGGGATATTAAAGAATCGAAAAACGTAGGGTCAGTGAGAATCTGGTCATCATCCGTTTTAAAAATATAATCACAATCTAATTCTTTATGACAAGCCTCGAAAGCCCTTATGACTTTTTTTGGAAGAGAACAATAATCATCGGGAACACCGATATATAAAATCCGGTTTTCATCGTCAAATTTGTAGGCTGTCTCCAAGTTCTCATCCCCTAATACGTGATAATAGGGGATTTTTACGGATTTCAACCAACCATCGATTTGTTGTTGGGCTTTCCAACGATATTTGACACAATTCATAATAAGGAGAACTGGATTTGTCATAAAGGAAAAATATATAAAAGATTATATTTATATCTTTATATTTCCTTTATGACAAACTTATTTGGTTATTATATTAATTTAGAAGGTCGAGAAGATAGGCGAGAACATTTTGAGGGATTGAAAACGGCGTGGCCGATTTTGTCTTCTATAAAACGGATGAAAGCGATTGAAAATGCCGATGGAGCTCTTGGGTGTTGTTATTCGCATTTATTAGCGTTGAGTTTATTGAGTTCTGATGAAAATGGGGATTCTTATGGGGCGGTAATTGAGGACGATTTTTTTATTTTAGATAAATCGAATTTTCAAGGATTTCTGGGAGGGTTTGAAAAAGTGAAAGATACGTTGGATTGGGATATGATTATTCTCACTCCTAGAGGAACTACTGTGAAACCGTTGTTTCATGGAAATACGGAAAATACGCGGATGGAGATGGCTGGATTCAGGCGTATTATAGAAAATCAAACAACGACTGGATATATTATCAAAAAGGAATTTATACCTTTATTAATGGAGAACTTAGCACAATCGAGTAAATTACAAGAGACGGGTGTAGATAAAAATATATCGGCAATCGACCAATATTGGAAGAGACTACAAGAAACTCATCGGTTTTATTATTATGAGGGGATTTTTGGCGGACAATTACCCAGTTGGTCGAATATAGAGAATAGATGGGTCGATTATAATGACCGGTTTCGTAATCAAGGGTTATATTGAAATATTTATACAGATAGTTGTCATAAAGAATAATATTTAGGTATTATAAAAAGGATATGAATAAAATAGATAGAGTGAATCAGCCTATCGACGGGATTCCTAGCGGGATTCTTTATGGACAAAACGAGCGAGTAGACGAATTGAATAGCCGAATTCTTTCTCGATTTTCTTGCGACACTCCTTTACAGCCGAATTTCTCTGTTCGACCTGTTCCTACGAAATACGCGCGATTCCCTATGATTGACCGAATTACATTACCAAAAGTGGGAATTATTGATAGAGGTTCTTTTCATATAGAAAGCCAGTTTGCGCCGACACAAAGCCGTGGACCTGTTGACGGATTTTTTTCACAGGTCGATTCGGAGTCCTCTTTGCGAAACCAGTTTTTCGCACTTCAACGGGCACCACAAGCCGAATATATTCCTAGATCAGACAGCGAGTTATATCGGGTAAAAATGGCAGCGCCATCGGTTATCGAGACACAACCACATCCAAACCTTTTTGACAAATATAGGATGGATGTTTTAGCACCGGTTCGTAATGATGACCCGAAAGTGGGTTATAAGACTTTTTTGAATGATACACGTGTTCAATTACGTGGAGGTGTTTTACGTTGAACCAAAGGGTAGAACTCGGCATATTTCATTTATCTATATAAATAAATGAAATATTTAGTAATTTTGATGATATCTTGTATTGTTCTCTTAGGATTGTGTTGGTATCATAAGAAAAAACTGGCGGTCGAGTCTTTTCAACAAACGGGGCCATTTTCTCTCAAAACGGATGCTGACATATATGACGATTTTTATTGTGATATTTATGATAGACTTATGTTGCCAGATGCTAGAGTGAAATATGAATTAGGGATTATTATGAGAACTTTGAACCCAGATAAAAACCGGTCGAGAATATTGGACGTGGGAGCAGGGACAGGAACTCTGGTGAATTCTTTGGTTTCGGCTGGATATAATGCTATAGGTGTCGATAGGTCTTTGGCGATGGTCCAAAAGGGTATATTGAATGAGAAAAGTAACCATTCTAAATCCAAAGGGGGCATCATAAAGGGTGATATTGGAGAACCTATGTTGTTTGATAAGGACGCTTTTACGATGATATTATGTCTCGATTTTACTCTTTATGAAATCTCGGACAAAATCGTGTTTTTCAAGAATTGTTATTCTTGGTTGGAAAGGGGAGGATATTTAGTCATTCATTTAGCAGAGAAAGACCAGTTCAACGCCATTATTCCAGGAGCCAAACCGGCTGTTCTCGATTCTATCGAACAATTAGGTCCTGAACGCGTGAAAAAAACCGTTATTGATTTTGGCGGGTTTATTTACACTTCGGATTATGTTGACGGTTCGAATGAATATGAACTCATACACAAAGAGACCTTTGTGGATAAGGCTTCGAAAAATGTCAGACAGAATGAATTGACACTTTATATGGAGCCTAGTGCAAAAATAATAGAGATGGTGAGTAAGGTTGGATTTATTCCTAAGGGGTTCGTTTCTATGGTGGATGGACCCATGCGAGATGCCGCGCAAAAATTGGTGATATTTTCAAAAATCTAATAAATTGATGGTAGAAGGTTCGGATTTTCTAGTCAATTGCTCTGTAAGAATGTCGATGGTTTTCGTTTTGGTTTCTAGTTGGCGATTCATTTGGGCGATAATGATTTGCTGCGATTTTACCGTTTCTTCTAATTCGAAACAGCGGACATATACATTCGCTTTATTTGCGTTCAAGTCAGCGAGCCATTTTTGATGTGCTTTCGATTCAATATGCGTTTTCATTTTTTGTCGAGAATCATATATTTTATCTTTACGAGCCCCACAGGGACAATAATAACCGGGTTTGTAGAAAGCGGGGAGTTTGTCGACATAATTCCCTTGTTCATTCATATTGGGTGTATATATATCGGGTTCGATAGCTAGGTCCATTATTTTGTCATAAAGGAATAATATGTGGGATATATTCAATTTTGTATATATATATTGTAAATGAATATTCAGTGTAGGGGAGGGGAGATTATTTATATATATAATTGAAACAATATAAAGAATTTCGGCATAGATATGTATCTATGCCGGAAACTGATAAAATTACCTCTAATCAAAAAACAATATCCCTGATTGAACGGGCAAAACTAATTCATAAAGATAAATATGATTATTCACAAGCAGAAGTAATTACTATGACGACTCCAATAGAAATTTATTGTAATGTCCATAAAAAAATATTTTTACAAAGTCCAAAGGTTCATTTACGCGGTAGTGGATGCCCTGATTGTGGTAAAATCACACGAGGAAAAAACCGTAGAATGAATACAGAACAATTTATTGAAAAAGCAAGAGAAATACATGGATACCTTTATGACTATAGCGATACAATATATGTTTTATCGTGTTCTCAAGTAACTATTATATGTAGAAAACATGGACCATTTTCACAAACTCCTAACGGACATTTAGGTAAAAAAGCAGGATGTCGCAAATGTGCAGTTCAGCATAATAGTATAAGGATGCGTTCTAATACAGATGATTTTAAAAAAAAAGCCATAGCTATCTGGGGAGAGAGATGGGACTATAGTCTTGTAGAATACATAAATGTTGCTACTCCTGTTAATATTTTATGTAAAGTTAAAGGACATGGTGTATTTCAACAAACTCCGAACGGACATTTATGCCGCCGCAATGGTTGTATGAAATGCCTGAATTGGGTTACAAATACAGAAGATTTTATAACAAAGGCGATATCCATTCACGGAAACTTATATAATTATGAAAATACGGTTTGGATAAATGCTGTATCAAAAGTTAAAATTGGGTGTAATATTCATGGCGATTTTGAACAAACTCCTAATAATCACTTATCAGGACAAGGATGTGATAAATGTGCTCGCAGAATGTGGATACATTCTACAGAAGAATTTATTACAGAATCAAGGAAAGAACACGGAGATGAATATGATTACTCTCTTTCTGTTTATACAAAAATGACAGAGCCACTGATTATTACATGTAAAATACATGGTGATTTTTCACAGTCACCTTCAAACCATATTACTCATTCTCAAGGTTGTTATGAATGTGGAAGAAATCGAGCGATTATTAGTAGACGAAAAACACTAGATGAGTTTATTGAAGAATCAAAAAACCGTCACTCGTTATTATTTGATTATTCAAGAATAACACCAGAAACATATGTAGATAGGAGCACGCCAGTTGAAATAGGATGTTTACAGTGTAATGAATATTTTCATCAACACCCATGTGACCATTTGTCTGGTAGTGGATGTCCATTTTGTAAAAATAAAACAGAACTTATTTTATATAAATTTCTAACTGAAGTAAATGGATTTATGGTTTCTATTCAAAAATCATTTGATGATTGTAGAAATTTCAAACCACTACCTTTTGATATGTTCTTATATGAATATAATATTTTATTTGAATCAGATGGTGACCAACATTTAAAACACGTACCCAGATATCATAAAAAAGTGGACTTAAAAGAGCGTCAAGAAACCGATTTCAAAAAGATGAATTATGCTTTGAAAAATGGATTTACTGTTATAAGAATTTATCAAATGGATGTATATGGTAATTCGTATGATTGGAAAACTGACTTATTAAATCATATCAGACATTATGATACACCACAGATAATATATTTGTCAAAAAATAATAAATATAATGAATATCATCAAAAATATATTGAGTATAATAAAAATAACATATAAATGAATGATTTAACTCTTTATTGGAAATCGACCGAATCGGTCGATTTCCAATAAAGAGTAGAACTTTTTACAGTGAAGCGGACTGAAAATAGATAGAGTGAACCCTCCCCGCCCTATCGGGCTCATCGGGTCACTAAAATCTATGAATTATTGTTGATACGAAGTGAGGGAAAGGGTTAAATTTTATCATAAATATGTATTCGGCTCCTTAAAATTATATAAACATCCAGGATTATATAATTATTTAGAATGGTTCTCTATATAGAATCGCAAAATATTCCCCAGATAGTTTTATTGTCCGTGGTTCTCTGTCTATTTATCATTTTTTTGTATATCAAATTGGCCTATCCTTTTTGGAATGTCCAGCCCGTATATCACGTATATGATTTCTGGCGCGGATTTTATCGCCGGCCTTTTCGTATCCATCCTCGATTTCATCCAAAAATTCGGACGAAATATACCAAACCGGACCTCGTAATAACCATCCCTTTTGTCGATTGTTCTTTAGAGGATAAAAAAGCGTTTGTGAATTTGGTTCAATGTTATACTTTGTCGGACGAAGATGCTTTATATATGTTTCATTTAGAGAACTTGGACTCCTATTTTGTTGGACATATGAATGCGTCTTACTTATCCTTTTACAAAGAA